CTTTTATTTGGACTCATAATAATCTCCCTTTGTTATTGGTTCGCTTATACCCTATAGGGGTGGGGGGTCAACCCTTTTTACAGACAAAAAATAATTCGTCAATAAAAAAAAATGCAATGTAATGGTTTGTAATGGTTGACATCTAAAAATTATAATTCTAATAGAACTAATGAAAGAATTTTTAAATGACATTAACATCGAACCAAACACCACTACCAGAATGGATTGTCCGATTTGTTACAATCACAACACTTTTTCTGTTCATAACAATGGTAGTGTTTTGTTATACAATTGTTTTCATATTGATTGTAACATCAAAGGCGTTGCGAGAGAAAAATTATCTAAAGAAAGTTTTACGAGAAAAGAATTTGTAAAGAAAGAAGAGGATGACATTTTTATAACACCGACAAATTGGAATGATGCAAGATTTAGTGTAGATTGTCTAAATTATCTAACAAAATCAAATAGTTACCTCGCTTATTATAAAAAGCGTGTTGACATAAAATACGACAAAAATTTAGCAAGATGTGTATTTTTAATTAAAGATGAAGAGGGTAATGTTGTTGACGGAGTTGGTAGGTCATTAAATGACATGAAACCAAAGTGGTATCGTTATGGAAATAGTAAGTACCCTTTTGTTTGTGGTGACAAAAAAACAGCGATAATTGTTGAAGATTGTGCTAGTGCTTGTGCTGTATCAAATTATGCTACAGGTATAGCTTTACTTGGAACAAATCTTTTACAAAAGCATATCGACATTATTAAAAAGTATGATAAGGTGGGGGTTGCACTTGACAGAGATGCAACAAAAAAAGCTACAAAAATTTGTGATGAATTAAATTTAGTTATAAATACAAAGTTTTTAGTTTTAGAAGATGACATAAAAAATATGGCTGATGAAGATATAGAAATTTTGGTAAACAAGGTAAATAAAAAAGCATGGGGGTGGATGAATGATACCGTTACAAGTAATAAGCATTTGTAAAGATTACGAGAGCTACAATAAAGTAAAAAGATTTATTGACAAAGAGGCCTTTAATAAAGACCTTCGACAAATTTACAGTTTAATTACCAACGCTCATGATAACCATTCGGGTCAAAAGCTGACAAATCATGATTTAAAGGTCATACATGCTGACCTATTTCCTGCTACACCACGCTCATCATACGAGAACATTTGTAAAACAATAGATAAAATACCAGAAAATAGTATCAATCCGGAACTAAATATTGACATCATTAAAAATTTTTGGGTGCGTTCAAAAGCAAAAGAGATAGGAGAGTTAGCTGTAGATATTTATAATGGACATGAACAGCCAGAAGCCATAGGTGGTCTTAAAAATATGGTAGAGAAGATAAATGAACAAGAGTTAATAGATGCTGACAGTTATAGTGAAATAAAAGAGGACATTGACGAATTGTTTGATGGTTCAGTTGACAAGGGTGAGTTTGATTTTAGATTAGAAACTTTACATAACCGGGTGACAGCTTTATCTCGTGGTCATTTTTGTATATTACTCGCAAGACCAGAGATGGGTAAAACAACTTTATCTAGTTTTTTGGCGGCAGGTTATGTGCAACAAAAAAAGAAAGTTACATATTGGGCAAATGAAGAGCCGGCTGTAAGAATTAAAACAAGAATAATACAATCGCATTTTGAAGTTTCTAAAAAAGATGTAGCAGAAAGAATAGAATATTTTAGACCACGTTATCAAACTGAGGTAAAAGATTATCTGACAGTTTTTGATAGTGTTGGTACACACATTGACGAGATAGAAAACTATGCAAGACTTTATTCTCCGGATGTTATGTTTATTGACCAATTAGATAAAGTACACATAACTGGTTTATACAATCGCACGGATGAGAAATTAAAAGAAGTTTATGTAAGAACAAGAGAGATAGCAAAAAGACATAACTGTTTAATATGGGCAGTGTCACAAGCAAGTTATGAAGCACAAAACTTACATGAAGTTAGTTATGAACATTTAGATAATTCAAGAACAGGTAAGGCAGGTGAGGCTGACATAATTTTAGGAATAGGAGTTGGCGAAGGTGATAATGCTAGAACTTTACATGTAAGTAAAAATAAGTTAAATGGTTGGCATGGTAATACATATACGTCAATAGACATAGAAAGGGGAGTATTCGAATGAACGTAACGACATTAGATGTAGAAACATCTTATCACAGAAAGTATGATGACACAGTATCAAGTCCTTTTGAGGGTGATATACTTGTTAGTGTTGGTTATAAAATTAATGATAATCCTTGTGAATACTTGTGTTTTAATCACAATCATCAGAAACCAACAAAAGATGCAAAACAAATTTTACAAAAAGTTTTAGATGAGACAGGATTGTTAGTAGGACACAATCTTAAATTTGATTATAATTGGCTAGTTAGTTGTGGATTTACATACAATGACAGAATGTATGACACGATGATAATTGAGTACACATTTGCAAAAGGATTAAAAAGAGGTTTTAGTTTAGCTGATAGTTGTAAGAGAAGAGGGTTAGATTTAAAAGCTACTGATTTAATTGACCCATACTTAAAAAAGAAAATATCATATGAAGATATACCTTGGGAAGTTGTAGAAGAATACGGCAAACAAGATGTTGAGATTACATATCAGTTAGCTTGTGCACAATTAAATAAAATAAATTTAAAATTTGAGGAAGTATGCAAAGGCTTTTCCCCACAATAAAATTAAGTATGGAGCTAATGAAAGTATTAGCAAAGATAGAATACAACGGCATTAAGATTAATGTTGATGCTTTGCACAAAATAAAAGACCAATATGAAAATGAGTTAAAAGAATTAAAAACTTTTTTACTTACAAAAATAGGTGAGCTTATGGGAGACACACCAATAAACTTAGATTCACCAGATGATAGGTCTATACTATTTTTTTCTATGAAAGTTATAGATAAAAAATTATGGGCAAAAGAATTTAATATTGGTTATGAAGTAAGAGGTAATACAAGAAAACAAAAACGCAAAACAAACTATGATGAGATAAATGATTTTTATCATGCAGTAAATGGTTTAGCAAAACCTATATTCAAAACAAAATCAACACTGTGTCAAAATTGTGTTGGCACAGGTAAGTACAAATACAAAAAGAAAGATGGTACATACAGTAACATAAAAAGAAATTGTAAAACTTGTAATGCAAAGGGCAGAATATACATTGACACAAAAGAGAGAGCAGGATTACGATTAATACCTAGAGGTTCACTTGATACATCTGCTACAGGATTTAAGACAGATAAAACTACATTAGAAGAGTTTATATCGTCTATAAATGCAAACCAAAGAGAATTTTTAGAAAAGTATGTAAGATACTCTGCTATAAGAACTTATCTTAGAACTTTTGTAGATGGCATAGAAAAGAGTAAAGACAATAACAATTACATAAGACCACAGTACATGCAGTGTGTAACCTCAACTGGTCGGCTTAGTTCTAGAAACCCAAACTTTCAAAACATGCCTAGAGG